AGGTTGTTAGTATTGTTCCGCGCCCTATTCTATATGGTTCGCTATAAAAAACTTTTTTCTTTTTTCCTATCTGCTTGACTCATGACATGCCTCACATCTTGCTGTTCCGTCAAAATAGTAGTGACCGTTGGTGTAAGTCGTCAAATGTACAATTTCGTTTTTTTCATTTGTATAATAAGGTTCATCAATAAGCTCTCCACAGTCGTCGCATTCTGTTTCTGCACAGTAATTAACAATTAATTTATTCATTTTGTTTCTCCTTAAAATTGTTGAAAAAGAACATTTTCGCCATTTTCATAAATGACAATGGTTTTTTGTTTTAATTCGTCAAGGTCGGTTAAGTTATAATTTTTGAGAACGTTTTCAATCTCATCCTCTTCAAACTCACAGCATAGACCTATTACGTCCAGATCATATTTCCCGTAATGCACTTCCTCGAGATAATCATACAAAGCCCCTAATCCTTCATATGAGAAATTATCACCTCGATTTGAGTGGTAAAATTCATCTCGGAACATACATTTTGTGATGGTAAGGTACATTTCGTTTCTCCAATTAAGTTAAAAATTTACTTCATGACCATATATTAATACAAATTGACTATAAGTCAATGCCTATGAATAAATATTTTTACTTATTGTAATATTATTTATTCATGTAGTATAATCATTCTGTTATTATCATATAAAATAGGTAAAAAAATGAGCATTGCAAAAATACTTAAAATGATTAAGGTGAACGGGAAAATGCATACAAAAGATATCGCTATGGAATTGGGATATTCTGAAGCGACGATTGCACAATGGCTTTGCAAAAGACGTGAACCGACTTTTAGAGCCGCACAGGACATAATTAAGCTCGCTATTCGTAATAATGTTCAGTTCTCTATTTCTGATTTGCTTGACAATGATGATTAAGGCTTAAATAATGGGTTCATCTCATTAGGATGAAATACGCTATGGACATCAAGGCTGGAAAACGCCCTCATACATATCCAAAGGTAACAAAAGAAACAGTCGATGCAATTCTCAAAGATATTGCAGAGGGTGGAACACGTTATCATTCGGCGGAAGCAAACGGTATATGTGAGACACATTTCTATAATCTCATCAATCAAGGAAAATGCGATCTAAGTATTGGACTAAATGACACTTTATGTGCATATTTGGTGAAGTCATTAAGACAGATTGAATTAAAAGAGATCAAAACTTGCAGGAATGACATAAAAGTAAGCGAAAAGGGTCATATTGGTGGTCAATGGACTTTAGAGAAAGTTTATTGGCGTCACTTTGGCTCAAATGCTGAAGTAAAAGAGTTATCGGAAGAAATTGAACGTTTAAAGCAACAGCTACATGGAGTTGGGCAACATGATGTTGACAGCGAAAACACGCAACAAAATCCCGTCGAGTAATTTTGGATTACCGAAAGAACGTAAATACCCAATGCCTGATAAATCCCATGCTGTTAATGCAAAAGCACGTGCGACACAAATGGTTAAAAAGGGAAAATTAAGCGAGTCAGCCAAGCAAAAGATTGACTCTAAAGCGAACAAGATCATCGCGCATAAAACACTCCGTGGAGTTCGAAAATAAGGACTCTTTAATGTTGTGTCGTTCATGCAATCATCCTGAAAATGAAGTATTGAAAACGTATCGAAATGACGAAAACATTGTTCGTCGTCGCAAATGTCTTCACTGTAGTTTTCGTTTCACAACGGTAGAAATCCTGAAGATATTCAAACCCAAAAAATCGATGGAACGATCAAAGAATGAGTTCAATATCACAACTCAAGCGTGATTTTTATACGCTTAAAAATTCAATTGCACGCCAAGATGAACAACACATTTTTTTTAATAAAACGGAGACTGTTATCAATGGGATTGATAGACCGAAAGTTTATGTACCGAATCCAACAGGCAAGCTTTTTCATGACGATAGGACTTTTGTTCGTTTGCTTATGGGCGCTTATGGAAGTGGTAAATCTACGATATGCATTAACGAGATTGTACAACACGCATCCCGTATGCCTTACTGGCATAATGGACGAAGACGAGCCAAATGGCTCATCATTCGAAACACGTCAGGCGAATTACAATCCACCACATTACAGACATGGCTAACTTGGTTTGGTGATTTGGGTGATATCAGCAAACGTCAAAAACCACTTTTGACATACGAACATAGGTTTAATGATGGAAATGGTGTCATTGAGCTTGATTTGGTTTTTATCGCTCTTGATCGTGATGATGACATTCGAAAGCTAAAATCAATTGAAGCAACAGGTGCGTACATCAATGAACTTTCTGAAGTTCCCCAGTCTGTGTTGCATCATTTGATTGGTCGTGTTAACGGTCGTTACCCTTCAAAATCATTTTGTTCTGAACCTTATTGGTCTGGCATCATCTGTGATACCAATCCACCAGATGAGGATCATTGGATTTATAAAGATTTTGAGCTAAATCCTACAAAAAGTTACAGGATATTTAAACAGCCATCCGGTCTTATATTGAATGAAGATGGAACGTTTAAAAAGGATTCTGAAGGAAATTATATACAAAATCCGAATTGTGACAATAGCGAACATCTTTCATCGGATTATTATGTTAAGCTAGCCGAGAAAAGAACTGAGGGTTTTATCAAAGTATTTTGCGGTGGTATGTATGGGATTGTTGAATCAGGGAAACGCGTATATCCCGAATACAATGACGATATTCATTCTGTTCCACGTCTTGAACCCATTCAGGGATTACCCATTCATCTTGGTTGGGATTTTGGGCTTACGCCTGCTTGTCTTGTCATTCAAATAACACCTCGCGGACAAATCCGTGTTTTAAAGGAATATCTTGCGGAAGATATGGGAATACGCACATTTGCGAAAAATATTGTTATTCCATCCTTGCCTATTGACTTTATTTATAACAAAATCGGTGAGTCCGAAGCAGACCCTTCGGGTAATGCTGGTGATGACATAATGGAAGAACTTTCTTGTATAGGGGAACTCAATGCACTGGGAATTCATACGCAAGGCGCTACTACTAACGATATCGATGTCCGTATTTCTAGCGTTCGTTATTTCCTTAACTCTATGGTCGATGGGCAACCTTCGATTTTACTATCTCGAGAAGGATGTCCAGTTACCCGCAAAGGCTTTATTAATGGTTATCACTTCAAGAGAATGAGCATCACTGGTGATGAACGTTATCAAGAAAAGCCGAACAAAAATCGTTTTTCTCATCCCCATGATGCGCTTCAGTATATTTGCATGAAGTTTGCCGCTGATCGTGTTTTGGATGAAAAGAAACCCAAGGAAATTGTAGACACTTGGAACCCAGTAATGAGGATAATGTGATGTTATCACTTATGTATGAATATAATGAAGATATTGAATTAATACTAGAAATCATCGACCTTCAATCCTTAAACGAATCTATTTCAAATCGGTTACTTCATATTAAAGAAAAAATTGAAAGAGGCGATAACTTTCATCATATTTTGGAAGAAATTATATTTATTCAGAAAGAGTTTGAAAAAAAGACAAAATCGCTAGTAATTAAAACCGCTTTAAAAAATAAAAAGGAAAAATAAAATGTCTTGAAAATTGATTTCTATTTGTGTTCTAATTAATACTTTTTCGGATTTTATCTAATGAAACCTAGTTTTCTTGAAACAAATGAAGGTCGGGAACATTTAATGAGATCAACTTCTTTTTTGATCAAATTACTCACTGAGTTTAAAGAGTTTCAAAATGAATTTTTACGCTCTGCAACTAAAAAAGGAATGGAAATTAGTGTAAGTGACTGGTTTGATCTTAATATGTGTATTGCGATGAGTTTTCTGCATACATTTTTTTATGATATGGAAATGGATACGAATGGAGAAGTAAAAAAAGTTTTTCTTATAAATCATTTAATCGAAGCATTAAAAACAGGATTGTATAATGAACCAAAATGAGAGAATTAATTTTATTGATACGGATGTATGCGCTCATCTTGTAAAAGAAGCGGTTTTTATTCTTAAAAAAACCTTGTTTGATTTCTACAATAGAAAACTAGTGGATCTTCCTACTACCATTGAGGAATTGGCTAGTCTTAATCTTACGATTTTAGGAAGTTTTTCTCATACTTTACTTCATGATTTTGAAAAGAGAGTGGATGGAAAAGCAAAATATGATGATCTTATTGATATGCTTGCGAAAACGTTAAAAGATGGAGAAGTAATTTTTGAAAGAATGTATTCGGATTGATTTTTTAACTCAATAAGGATTTACACTTAATGAAAACTAGTTTTGTAAAAACCGAAGAATGCCAAGAGTATATAAAAGAAGTGTGTATTTCAATGTTGAAGCTGTTATCGGATTCCTATCAGACTAATGCTTCAAAACTAAATATTAATGATATGGAATGGTCTAATTTAAGCGTAAATATTTTAGCAAGCCTTTCTTACAATCTTTTTAAGTTTATAGAGGACGCAAGCGAAGGAAATGTAAAATGTAATTTTCTCCTTCATCACCTTAAAGAAGCATTAGAAGAAATTCAAGACGGAAAATCAGTAAATAAAGTCGTCGTAAATCATTAATTTTTTTAACTTAAATGGAGAGCCAAAACATGATGTTCAAAGACGCGTTAAATTCATTACTCGAAGGAAAGTATGTTACTCGGAATGCTTGGGATGAAACTGGTGAATATGTTTGTCTTATGCCTGGGATGCCTTATATTTGGAAAATATTAATCAAGCCATCTCCAAATGCAGGAAACTGGCTACCAATGGTTTCTGATTTTTTGGCTGATGATTACAAATTCGTCGATCCTAAAGATGTGCATGCCCAGCCAGCTCCACCTGTTACAGAGTCCTAAATATGGGGTTTGTTTCTTATTTAACGATAGTATTAATTGTTTTAAAAATTTGCGGGATATTTACCCATAGTTGGCTATGGGTATTTCTCCCGTTTTTTATTTGGTTTTTGACTTTAATTATTGTTGTTATTTTACAGCTTTATATAGACGGCTTTATTTTTACTGGAAAATTTAGGAGAAAAAAATGAGTTTTTATTTGCTTAAATCCAAACTTTTTGGAGACGTATTAATTGACGCAAATCGAGTAGAAAATGTTGTTTTAGGTTTCAAAAGAAAGGGTAAATATAAAGGATTCATTATTGTTTTCACTCTTTTTTCTAGTGATACATTACGCTCTATTTTCGACACTATTGAAGAGGCAAAAAAAGTTATCAAGGATGTTTTGGGTGATCGTATTGATGATGAATCTCTTGATAAAATGGAAGCTTTAGACATTGAAAAAAAAAATAAAGATGAAGATGAAAACGATTTAACGATTTTGAAAAAACAAGGAGAAGATTTAATTGAAAAACTTGGAATTTTAAGAGAAATGACGGCTACTAGTAATCGTGATTATGAAGAAAAAAAACACTGAGAATAGACGATGAAAAACCAAAAATTTTTATTATTATTGACTTATTTTATATTAATACTGATATTGGTGGCTCTATCCGGATGCTCCAAGACTTTTATGTTTTCAGGGTGCGAGACGGTGGAAATAGAGGGTAATAAATCAATTTAAGGGGAAAGTAAATGAAAGGATGTAGCAAAAAGGAAGTTGGAAAAATGATTAAAAAGTCCGAAAAAATGGATGACAAGAAAGATAAAAAGATGGTTAAAGAGGTTGTTAAAAAAGCGAAAAAGAAAGCAAAAAAATAGTATAATACTAGTGTGTCTGCAGCTCATTAGGATAGAGCGTCGTCCTTCTAAGACGAGGGTGGAAGCTTCTAGTCCTGCCAGGCACATTTTATAATAAAATATTTTCCCATAACCTCAAGGATGAGATATGGAACTAGAAGCCAATGATGTAAACGTCAAGGAATTGACGATCAATGAAATCAACGAAATGGAAGATCGACGTCTTCAGCTTTTAAAAGAAGCCGGAATCAATGAAAATGATGTTCTCGAAAGATCGGCTGAAAACGATAATACGTGGAACAGCTATTTTAACGAGAACATCACTCGCGGCAAAGACGATATGAACTTTGTCTTGCGCGATCAATGGACAGCGGTTGAACGTTCCGAATTTACGCGTCTTTTCAAGCCCGCAATGACACGGAACAAGCTTTACGACCCCGTAAAGAAGATCGTAGCTGAACAACGCAAGAATAAGCCCGACTTAATAGTTCGTTCTCTGACGGGGAAAGCCTCACAAGATCAAATAAACCTTCGAGCTGATCTAATTCGGACAATATCTTATCAATCACAAAATGATCTGGTATATCAAACTGCATTTAAGTCAGCCCTCCTTATGGGTTTTGGTGCATTTCAAGTTTCGGTTGATTACGAAAGCCCAAGAAGCTTTCGCAAAGTCATTAGATACGACATCATCCCTGACGCAACAATGTGTTCTTTTGACCCTACAGCGACAAAACCGCATAAAGGGGATGGGAACTTTTGCTCTCGACGTTATATTTATTCGAGAGATGAATTTTTTGCTACTTTTCCTTACATAACGAATCCAGTCTCTTACGTTGATCCGTATATGCTTCTCGATTTTCAATGGCAAACGCGGGATACGATAGTAGTTTGCGATCAATTCGTCAAGGAATGGTTCCCAGTCATTATTTACAAACTTGATAACGGTATGATTGTTGACCAAAAGGAATGGGAAGAAGCTCAAGAATCATACAAAATGCAGAAAAAAGTTACAGAGGGTTCTATTGTTCACCGAATCATTGAGAAAGGAATTCCAAAAATAATTGGAGAACGTCAAACCCAAGATTATCGCATCATGCAGTACCGAATGATACGCGATCGAATAATTGATTTTTCGGAATGGCCTTCACGTCATTTGCCTTTGATTTTTGTAGACGGAGATAGTTATTACATTGATGGTAGACAATATACGAAATCATTTATTCATGAAGCGAGGGATGCTCAAAAACTCCATAATTATTCGATGTGTGAGCTTGCGACCGAGCTTAAAAATCGTCGTCGTGAACAATGGCTTGGAACACCAGATAACATCAAAGGATATGAACAGGAATGGCGTAATCCAGAGCTTCAAGTGGGTATGTTGCGCGCACAACCTGATCCAAAATCGGGATTGATGCCTCAGAAAATTCCCCCTTCCGAAATTCCACAAGGTATTTTTGTGACAGCACAACAAACTGATCAAGATATCCGAGAAATTCTTGGTTTTTCTGAAACTGAACAACTTCAAGGTAGAGATATATCAGGAAAAGCTCGACGTGAACGAAAAGTTGAAGGATCTATGTCTGCGGGTGTTTGGTTCAGCAATTTATGTCAAGCAGTTGAACAAAGCGGACGCGTTGTAAATGATTTGTTGCCTTATATTGTGGGTGATGAAGAACGTTATTTCACTTTAACGAAAAAGGATGGTAAATCACATCCGATTATTTTGAATCATATGCAACCGGATGGTTCAATCAAAAACCGTTTAGATGAGGGTGAATACGATGTTGAAATTGATACCGGCCCATCCTTTGCCGTTCAAAAAGAAATTGCCCTTGAATTCCTTCAACAAACTCTTGCAACGTTTCCACAATCCTTTCCTCTCGTGGCTGATCTTTGGGCTAAAAACCTTGATGTTCAGTTCATGCCTCAAATGGCTGATCGTTTCAAAACGCTTGTTCCACCTGAGATTTTAGCCAAAGAGGATGGACAACCCATACCACCAAAACAGCCATCACCTGAAGAACAGATGATGAGATTGCAACAGGAAATGATGCAACAGGAAATGAAATTGAAAGAGGCTCAACTTGAGGAGCGCGCCGCTGAACTTGCTATTCGTGAGAAAAAACATCAGCTCGAAGAAGCAAAATTGATGTTGGATGCAAGAAAGCTTCATCACGACATCCAGAAAGAGAGAACCCAAAATCACGTTGAAATGACGAAAGCGGATTTAGATTTCTCGGCAAAAATGGCAAAAATAATTTCAGACGGGCATCATAAATCGAAAAATGTATAATTCTTATGTCATTCAGCCACTTATAAAACCATTATAAGTGGCTGAATGACGCAGTTTTTTTACCTGTTTGTTACCTGTTTGTTATCTGATAAAATATCCTGCAAACGTCTTATTAGATACTGTCCCTAGGCAACTCTTCCCCCTTAAAAATAAGGGGTAGAATCTAGGGTTTTTTAAATTGGTCAGGCACTGTCTGACCAATTTAAATGTGTCTGCATGCAGACAAAATCATCCCGTAAACGTACACCTTTCGAAAAATCTACTGGGCTACTTATGATCGATTTATATTTAGCCCACTAAAAATGCCTACCCGTAACCCTGTTTTTTTCTGCATAAATAGCATAATTGTGCACATGAGTCTAGGAAGGACTTGTGCGACCAGAGCGTTTACTCTGAGGCTACCAGAGGCTTAAATCTGAGGGCAATGACGCCTAGTGGAGAAAATATGGAAGCTCACGAAATGTCGAGTCAAGAAAAGGATGTTCTTGCGTCAAAAGTGATGAACAGTTTGGGAGAATCGGAAGGGTCGGAAGCTGAAATTAATCAGTCTACGGGATCGGAAGGTGAACCAAATTCAAGTGAAGGAATGGATTATGCAAAAGCTCTTTCAAGTGCTAAAAAGCGTTTGAAAGCGCAAAGCATGCAACACGAAAGGGAAGTTCGTGATCTACACGCCAGGATGGCGGAAATGGAATCCAGAATCTCACCGAATCAAAATAGACAAGAGGCATATCACTACGATTCTCAGGCACAACCTGGAAGCGTAGAGGAGCATATCCAAAAGGCGGTCAGCTATGCGCTTAACCAAAGGGATTTGGAAGAGCGTAAGGCAAAAGAAGCGGAAAGTATGGCCCATGTACAGAAAAAGTATAGGGAATTGCAACGTCATCTTGATGAAATGTCGGATAGATATGATGATTTTCACGACACTGTTTTAGCGGATGATGTTCAGTTTACGCCAGCCATGCGCGATTACGCTTTAACAATGCCAAAGAAAGGCCCAGGAAGCGTTGGAGAAGTCCTCTATAAACTCGGAAAAAATCGTGAAGAGCTTTCCCGTATTTCAAAACTCCACCCAGCAGATCAAGCGGAAGAGATGGCGCGACTATCGCATGCTTTGATAACGGGTGATAAAGGCGAAAGCACAAATCAATCCCGTCCGTTAGGAACCATCAAAAGCACGCCAGTCACAAACCATCACGTAGTTAATGATAAGACACCGATTTCGAATATTCGTGATCGGATGAAACAGGGAAAATGGAAGTAATGAGCTCAAGGATGAGCATGTAGGGCTTGTGAAAACAGTTCCCCTTAACCAACGGATTGGAGACAGGGAATGGCTAATCAATTTATTAATACGCAGTTAGTATCAAATACTGCGCTCGCAATGTTTGCAAATAACGCACCTTTTGTAATGACCGGATCACGGATTTATCAAGATGATTTCCAAAATTCCGGATATAAGATTGGCGATACTTTGCAAGTTCGTCGACAAAACAATTTCATTGTAGGCGATGGTTCTACCGCAACTCCGCAAGACATTGTGGAAACTGTGGAAACCATCACGGTTGCTCACCAGTATCATGCTTTGATCGCTTACACGATTCAAGACTTGTCTTTGAGGATTGAAGATTTTTCGCGAATGTTCATTCAACCAGCGATTCAAAATATCATTACCCAAATGGAGCGTGATATTTGTGCCGCCGCTGAAACGGATGTGTACTTCTTTACCGGTACAGCGGGAACACCAATCAATTCATTTGCAACCGTTGATTTGGCAGGTGCAAAACTGCTTGAACAGGGAGTAAATATTGCTTCAGATGCATACATGGCGATGACTGTTCGAGACGGTTCAGCGCTTAAATCTGCTTTATTAAATAACTTTACCCCCGTTTTTAACGAAGACATTGTTCGACAATCTGCGATTGGTCACTTGTCCTATTTTGACATTTTCCAATCTCAAAACATTATTCAACACGTTGCAGGAGCAGGCCCAAGGTTGCATCCTGGCGATACCTTAACCGTAAATGGCGCGGTATCAAGCGGAAACACAATCGTATTGGCTGGTGCAACTGCCAGTGTGACAAATTACTTTTTGCCAGGTGATTTAATTTCGATTGATGGCGTTCATAGCGTGAACCCACTTTCTCGTCAATCGACTGGTCAAAATATGCAATTTGTCATTACTCAAGCTGCCAACTCTAGCGGTGGTGGTGCCGTGACGATTACTGTTCAACCAACAATCATCAGCTCAACTTCAAGTCCTTTGCAAAATGTAGATGTTCCGGTTCCGAATGGAGCGGCTGTAACTGTTGTGCCAACTTACAACGTGAATGTTGCTTATCCTGCACGTGGATTAGATATCGTGTGCCCGCCCCTTTATAAGCTACAAGTTCCTTATTCCAGTGTCGCGATTGACCCTGAAACTGGATTATCACTTGCTGTTACTCAAACGGGCGATATTTTGGGATATCAAAACTACATGCGTCTTGACATCTTGTGTGGTTTTAAATGGCATCCACAATACGTAACGAAGGTGTTGTCATAAGGAAAATGTTGGATGTCATTAATGCTCATTTTCCATCCCAAGGATGGAATGAAAATTGTTGATGAGACAGTTGCAAAAGCATTGGTGACATCTGGACGATGGCGTTTTACCGAAGAATTTAAGGAGAAAGAAGATGAATCGATACGACAATCGAAAGAGCCGAGAAGCGATGGGTGCGAACAGCAAACAACGTCGATTGGAAGCAGAGCACAGCGCAAACGACGCTTTCGTTAAAAAAGTACAAAATGAGCAAGCAAAGCATGGGGGTCGCACTCCGGATTTAAAAGATTCTTCCATGCACTTTAACGCTTACATGTGCAATAACGGAGAGCATGCGCAAGAATTAGCTCGTGATATAACGAAAGGATTAGACAAAACCGCTTTTCCTGTTAAGTAGTGTCAATAATATATGAATGAGGAGACACGGATATGTCTCAAGTTGTTCGGACGACAAATGATCTCATTGTAAATTCATTGTATTTGATCGGCGAGTTGGGCGTGGGTGAAACACCGGACGCATTCATGCTTTCAACTGGACTTGATCTTGTTAATGAAATTCTGGATAAATTTGCGTCCGACAGCATCTATATTCCGTATCTCACCACCATTGATTTTACTTTTACGGTTGGACAAGACACATATTCTATTTCCAATATGATCCCAGCTGATCTTACGAATAATCGAATTGTGGATTTGTCTTTTGCTAATTATACCGTTCCGACAAGTGGAGCAACTCAACTTGTTTATCCTCTTCGGATTATAAACAAAGCGACTTATTGGGGTGTTGTTCGTCAAACCAATTTAACAGCTCGTCCAGGATTTATTTTTCTAAACAAGCAACCCGAAGAATCATTTATTACGGTTTATCCCGTACCCGATCAGCCATACCCTTGTTCAATACAGGTGAAATGCATGTTGAATAAGTTGGAACCACAAGATTCATTAGGGGAATTACCACCTAATTACTACGGTTTTTTAAAGCTGGCTATGGGAAGAAAATTTTTAGCTTATTACCCTTCCGGAAACTGGCCTCAACAGAATGAAGATGAATACCAAGATTATTACAATACATTAAAAAACACGAATGAAACCGATTTAACGATTCGTCCATCCGTGACGCTGACCGCACCAGAACCTTTCTACTGGCCGAACATTTTGAGTTACTAATGACAAAAACAGTAGATTACGACATCGTTGGAAGTTACAACAACCAAAGAATTACAGGAATTGATGCGGAAAGAACCGTAAATTTATTCATGTACATTGATCCACTGGGTAAAAAACCAAAATCCTTGATCAACACCTCTGGACTTGCTAATACAAATACTGCATTTGGAATCGAAAGCGATGGATCACGCGCACAATTTGTTTTTGGGGCTTACGAATACGATGTTTTTGGAAACACTGTTTATAGGATTGACTCAAACAACGTCACAACGGTATTGGGAACCATGGGAACCGATACAGGTTATGTCGGGGTTGATGCGAACACCTACCAAGTTATTTTTGTAGACGGGCAACGCGGGTATATATGGGATACCATTACAAACACATTTACTCAAATCACTGATACAAGTTTCCCATCACAGCCAATTGATGTTTGTAATTTAGATGGTTTTTTTGTCGTGGCAAATGGAAATACCAATAATTTTCAGTTATCTAGTTTTAATCAAGGATTGATTTGGGGGCCTGATTCTCAAACGTTTACTGCAAGCAGTGCGCCTGGCGATGATTGGCTTATTTTGTCGAGTACGGCGAACTATCAAACGGGTGTTTCATTTACGCTTTCCACTACCGGTTCATTGCC